TTGACGAATCCATTTTCCCATTTACGGACCAAATTGCCATTTACCATGGCAAAGATAAACGAAATGGCTGGTATCTTCAACAGCTCATCAAATTGTATGCGGGCATCATAATACCTGGAATCTTGGACCGATATTTGGTCATTGACGCAGATACATTCTTTTTGAAACCAACTCATTTCATCAATTCGGAAAACCAATGCCAATACAATTTTGGGAGAGAATACCACTGCCATTATTTTGACCATATGCAGAGACTTCATCCGGATTTCACGCGTGTCTATGAATTATCTGGAATTTGTCACCACATGATGTTTGAAACCAGATTTATCAAGGAGTTGTTTGAATTAGTTGATAAACAGAAACCCTTCTGGAAAACCTTTTTGGAAAAGGTGGAACCGTGGCTACGCCACGGAATTGGGTCAGGCGCGTCCGAATACGAATTGTATTTCAACTACGTTTGCAAGTTTCATGCAGATGAAATCGAGGTGAGAGAATTATGCTGGGAAAACGTGAAAAAACTGGATTTTACTAGGGACCTCAATTATATTTCGCATCATCATTTTATGCGTGATGAATAAATTGCAAAAACCCAATAACTTAATGTGAGCCATTTAACGTCAAACCGATACCTGGAATAGTCTGGTAACTCAAAGTTATTCCACGAATCCACCACATAAATTGGCAACTCTCCTTCCGTATAGTGCATCAATGCATCAATAAACGGACTTCTTAGAACAATTGGAATACATCTTAAATACATGGCCTCCCACAACCGGTGTGTGTCTACGCCGTTCCCTTCCGGACAAATGCACCATTTGTATTTGGCCAAGCGGTTCACGTTTTGGGCAACGGGTAGCATCGGCAAAAACTCAAGTTGTTCTTTGAACACATTATAACACGCTTCTCTTTTCTCTCGGTTTGTGTAAATATTAAAGTTGAAATAAATGTCTTTGGATTTATTTGTGGAATCAATCATATAATTCTCTATTTTGCCGTGGTCCCACATGGTGTTGGCCAAACCGATTGGCAGAATCCGCATTTTAGGATGGATAAAACAGAGATTCTGTCCCCACCAGCAAACCAGTTTTTCCGAATCCAGGATTTTTTGGACAAGTGGGTCCGAATCGAATAAATTGAAATCCGAATTGTGAGTAATCAAAGTAAATGGATTCATAAAGTGCTGCAACTTTTTGGAAAATGGTTCAAGCAAATGTGCATATAAAAAAAGAGTCGGTGGATTATCAAAGGGTCCATCAATATCATCCAGAATCTGGTGTTTTTCCATTTGTTCAAAAATGACGGGATTGTAGAGAAAATCATTGGCTGTTCCCAAATACATTTTGGCAAGTTGTTGGAAACGTTCACCATTCATAAAATCAACCATTTTTATTGATATATCGTTTATTTTTTATATTTAATTTTAAACGATAGAGTAATAATGTTCTCTCTGGTATTAGTTTGTTTAGAGAATTTTCACGAATACATTTTGACAAACATTGCACAACTGTTGAGATTAGAACATACCGAGATTTACGTTTTGACAAATGAACATTTGATTCCCCAATTCGAACCTTTTTCCCAATTCTTACATTTGGTGGCCGTAGAGACATTGGATGACCCCTTTCGATTCAAACATTGTTCCACATTGGACAAAGAGTTTCGCGGCGGGTTCTGGTATCATACTTCCGCCAGGTTTTTTGTAATTCATTCATTTATGCTGAAATATGGTGTGCAAGATGTCATTCATATAGAGAATGACGTCCTTCTTTATTACAACGTTGATGAAGAATTGGTTGAAACATTTGTCGATAAAAAACTCTATATTCCATTCGACACATATGAGAGAAATATTGCAAGTATTGTTTATATTCCAGATGCTGATATTTTCGGACAAATCCTGAGACACTATGATTTTGGAAAAAACGACATGTATAACTTCAGTGAAATTCGAAAACAGACGGGGCTTATCCAGAATTTGCCAATATTTGTGACCGATAATTCTACTTTAGAAAGAGCCTTTGTTACAAATGGCTACAAAAAATACATCTTTGATGCAGCGGCTATTGGCCAGTTGGTAGGAGGCGTAGACCCGCGAAACACGGGCGGAGATACTCGCGGATTTGTCAACGAAACCTGCGTGATAAAATACAAGGACGAAGGAACTATAATTTGGAAAATGGATAAACCATTTTTAAGAATCAATGATTCTGAAATACCCATTTTCAATCTGCATATTCATTGTAAAAATCTGTCGATTTATTGTTAGCGAAGTCCAATGTTGAAAAAATCATCATTGCCGCCTGAAAATCCAATAATGCGCGGAACTTGACACGCGTGTGCAATTGTCAGCGGCATTGACAGCGCACCCACAAACAGTTTGCACGAATTAATGACAACACAAAGCTCATCAAATGATGGTTGAACATAAACCGTGGGTATATAAATACCCGTTTTTTCCACAAAAAATTCATAATCATTTTCCTCTATTGCCAAAAAGACAATGTTCTCGATTCCGTGTTTATTAACTATTTCCGAATAATCCAGATATTTGGGAAACCGGTATTGAACAATGTGAATAATCACTTTGGAATTCCATTCTGCGCGTTTTTCTACATGAATCCATTTATGTTTGCCAAATTGTGTGCCGTATTCGTGCAAAAGAAGTTCATACCAATTTACTTTATACATCAGACTACTTTCTCTCCAACTGCTCAAATAAATATCGCAATTACTTGGCGGGTCTATAGTGAATTCTTGAATATATGGTTGTGATTTGACTATTGACTGAATATCATTGTATGTAGCTTGAAGACCTTTGCGGAAAGGATTTGTGTCCGTCATTGTCAAGATACCCTTTTGCCCAGTTTTATAATAATTCTCGCAAATAACTGACAACTGGGTTATGAAATCGCCCAACAATCCAGATGCACTATAGTGAATTGGTGGAAACCGGAATACCTCGGGAATTTCAAAAGTGGTTGTATCCAAATCAATTGTGGGATATGGAGGCAGTTCCCCCGTCAAAAAATGGAGGTTTGGATTTGGAAGAACTTCTTGAGACTCGTTTATATATACGGCATCATATTCAACACAAAGAAACCCGAGAACGTCTAATTTTCCAATTATGTTTTTTACAATACAAACATTTTCTGCATAACTTTTTTGTTCTTTGATGGATGAATTGTTCAAATCGTTGAAATACTTTTTCAATCGGAATCTTTTTTGATTAAATGCAAAAATGTTTGAAGAAATTTGGGCATATGTTTCGGGAGTTTCTCTCGGGTCCAAGGTTTTGATTTCATCAGTGAAATCCCAGATTTTTTTATTTATGTAAACCAATTGATTATAAAATCGCGGATACGCGTCAATGTATTTTTTGCAAATACTGATACTTTCAATTTCTCTCTTGACATCTGACAGCTTCTTAGAATCCGAGATGCATTTCTTTTTAATTTCCAAAATACTATATTTGTCAACAAGTTCACCAATAGATACGGGGATGCAGATTTGGTCATCAGTATTGCAAATAACTTTTTTACCTATAACACAATTAATAATATTCTCTTGTGAATACATTTCTCGAAACAGTCTTGTATAGTTCCATGTTTTCATAATATCTGAAAGTTGTCTTTTATATACACAAATCGAATCATCATAGATATTTCGAAACATGTAACTATCTGATATACCAAATGGAACATCCACCGACAATGCATAATCAATTGTACTTGAGATTCCTCGTCCAACCATTCGGTCGTAGAGAAATAGATTCATTGTATTTGAGCCCAGGAAAAAAAGCAAATCTTCATTTTCAAAAAAATCAGTGGAAACCATTAATTCAATTCCCGGTTTTCTCTCTATTGCAAAGCATTTTGAAATAACAATTTCTTGGTGACCTATATTGCAATAGTGTCCAAGTGGAATAATAAATTTTATAATTGCATTGTCATATTGTTCATTCACGTATTGAATAATTTTGTCAAACCCTTTGTTTTCAAACCCGAATCCAAATGAACCGAAAATGGGGACATCAGGTCCTCTATTATACATTATAAATGCTTCATGTTCCATATTTGAAATAGTGGTCGGAAGCTCGTAAAAAAGGGGGCGCGGAATTCCATTTGGTGGTTTTGTTGGGTCTATATCCAATAATTCGTCAAAGATGTCAGAAATTACTTCATGCAGAATTCCCACATTTTTTGCGGTATGTGTAATATTGTTGGAGGTTAACCAAGACATTGTGGAAGTGTGATAATTGTAAATGATTTTGTCAGGGCAAACTTCTTTTACTGCATTCAAATAATCGGCTTCGGAAGAAACCTCTTTATAAATACACATTGGCAAACATTTGGCAAGGCGAATCCCATATTGATAAACGCCACACGTCTTGTGCACATTGTTTAAAAATAATATTTTCATTATATGTTGAATATATTATTTTGCATTTATATCATTGGCAAATTATATTTTCAAAAATTGAAAAATAATAATAATATATTTTGTAATGCAATAAAAAATAACATGAGTGAAAAGAATAATGTATGGATGCACATATTTGAACAAGTCAAATATGACCTGTTAGAAGACAAAATTATTTCTGCAACCGACATCAAAAATGCCGGAAAAAACTGGAATGGTAAAAGCAATCAGTTTGAACCGAGATTGTTGTGTAAACAGGATTCGGAAGAGGACCGACCTGAAGTATTCAAGCAAAATAATCTGTGCATCATATCCATTAAAAACGGCGATTACTTATTGACCAAAAACAACATTTATTTTCCGCTCAGCTACCATGGTGAAGGGGAAATACGACTACTTCGCAAAAACAACAATTCGCTAATTTTGAATATTGGCAACAGTGAAAGTTCATTGTTGGATAATCTAAGGTATTCGGGTATATTTGAAACCGAGGATTATCTTAACGAACCAATTTTGTTTGGACCGTTGTTGTCGGGGAGACATCGATGCTCGTTTAATACAACCATTGGCACCAAAGAAGTAAGTGTAGACGGGTCGCAATATGAAACTGACGCATGTTACGAAAGTGAGAACAAAGTGCTTTTGATTGAATGCAAGGCAAAAAACAAAATGGAAAGTTTTAATATTCGACAGTTGTATTATCCATACAAGGCTATTTATGACAAAGTTGTTGATAAAAAACAGATTATTCCATTATTTATAAACAAAAACAAAGATGATACAATCCATGTTTGGAAATTTCAATTTATGAATCCAAATGTTTTTACAAGTTTACAACAAATTGATTATAAAGTATATAAATTTGTATAAATATAAAAATTATTTTTTGGATTTTTTATTTTTTTGAATATAAAATTATAAAAATTATTTTTTTGATTCGCAAATTTCCTCAATAATTTGGTCCACGCTGATTTTCGGCGACCAATTTAGAGACCTGAGTCGTTCTCCCGCCCCCTGAATGTGGCAAACATTTTCGCAACCAAGTAGCGGATTTGTTTGAATAACCAACTGCTCTCCATTAAAAAACTGGTTGCCACGTTTTTCCAAATTAATTCCAAATTTACGATAGACACTTTCTACCAAATCCTGGATTTTTACATTCTCGTTTCTGCATACCAAATAATCATTGGGTAACTCGTCTTTCATAATGTGAACCAGAGCATTTGCAACATCGCTAACGTGCAAAATATCTCGAGTCGAGTCCAAATTTCCCAAATGGATTGGTTGACGAGCATTTGCAGCATGTTCCGCCACTTTGTTCAGCAAAAACTGATTCCCCTTGTCCTTACTTTCCGTGGTGAAAATCACCGCATTTGAAAAATTATATCCATTTTGGCGATACATTTTTATCAAATTGTGTGCAAGTGTTTTTGCAATGGAATAAGGATGCAGATGGTTCATATGCGTGTCATCTTCCTTGACAACATACGTTCCATGGCCCTTGTATATTTCACTGCTGGATGCATTAATCAATTTGGTTTTCAACTGTTGTCTCTCAATAATTTCGCAAATAACGGCAGTCGACATTCCATTGGTAATCAATGTCTCTAAACAATTTTGCTGAGCATACTGCGAACTGGATATCCCCGCCAAATGCACTATTAAATCCGGTTTCACAATTTCAAAAATGTTGTTTAATGTAAATCCATCATTCATGTCTGCGTGAAATTGGGTTGTTCCAGGAAACCCTTTTTTATCGGATGAGCGATTGATTCCATAAAGGATGTATTCACCCATTAACTGTTTGGATAACTCAGTCCCAATTAAACCGGTGTTTCCAGTTATTAAAACCTTCTTCTTCTTGCTGTATATTTCTAACTGGGGAAAGGGAAAAATTAGTTGTCCACCCATCTCCAAATACTCATCCTCGCGCTTGATAATCTCATCTCGGAAATGCCACGGCAAAACCAGCAAAAACTTGGGCGGATTTTGACGCATGGTTTCTTCACTAATGATTGGAATACCCGTGTTTGTCATTTTTCCAACTTTGTTCAAGTTGCGTTCAACTGCATATGGAATCAAAGATTCGCCAATGTTGGCAAACTGGAGCAAACAATTGCCCTTGGTGGATGCGCCATAAATGTATACTTTCTCTCCATTTTGGTTGACCGTGTTAATGATTGTTTTTAATTTATTTATTTCCGCGGAACAACCATTGACAAAATTGGAATATGTCTCTGGTTTTCCAAGATTGAGCAAACGCTCCTTTTCAAAAATTTGACTAATTAATGCAGTGCATTCGGTGAACTGTGTAGATTCCATCTTGGCAAAGTAGACGCGAAAACTGCCTCCATTGCACTCGTTGAATGAGACATTGAATATTTTGAAACCCGCCTCTGCCGCAATTTGCCGCACCTGTTTAAGCGAATAATACTCCAAATGCTCGTGGCATATCGTATCTATACTATTGCGCTCCAACATGGTGGGCATATAACTTTGCTCGCAGGTCCAGATGCCATTGTTGTCCAAGAGAGAATAAATATCTTTAGCGAATTGAACAGGGTCGGGCAAATCGTAAAACATGGAAATGGATGAAATTGACTTGCACTTAATGTCGCCAAACCGGTTAACTACATTCTCTCGTGTAAAATAAGTGGGTAAAAGTTCAACATCGCCATAAAGATGCGCAAACTGTTTTCCAGTGGGGTCCACACCAATTCTGCGAATATTGGCTGGGTACAATTGAAGCATAGTCGAATCATTGCTTCCAATGTCAATGACCGTATCACCGGGTTGCAAATTGTGAATGTGCGAAACAATCTCTTCCTGATATTGCTTTAGATGGGCGCGCATTGTGTTGCTGATTCCAGACATATATCCATACTCGTGTTCGTATAATTCGGACTGGTTTGTTGATTGTTTTAGTTGTAAAAGTTCGCAGGATGCACACAAACAAAGAGTTATATCAGTCTTTGGTGTAGAGAAATCTCCGTAAACTGGAAATCGCGATGTAATATATTGTTGACCCAACTCAATAACATCCACTAGATTATTCTGTTTACAGAGTCTACAGGTATTTATTAGAGAAACAACATCAGTCATTTGATATAATGATTTATACGTTAAAATCTTTATATCAAATTTAGACAATAATGTACGATTTGCGTTTTGTTCGGAATCTTTTATCAATTGATTATATAATGAGTTTTTTTACCAGCAAAATGTACAATACTGCTACACAGATTGAAGCATTTATAAATTTATTAAAAGAGACAAATAATTTTGAAAAAATATTGGAAACTGATCCAAATGAATTTAACAAAGAAAAACTGTGTAGATATATTAGTAGTGGTAATTTTGAAGAACATAAACAAAATTGTTTTAAATTTTGTAGGCACCATATAGCAAGCAATGGATGTGTTGAAATGAGTATAAAAAAAATTACGTTAAAGGTTAATCCTTCTTGGTTAAAAGATAAAAAACATA